AGAAATGATGTTGGAAGATGCACAGAGCTATGTGCGTGTGCAGAACATTTACAACCCGCAGAACTTTGACAAAAGTTTGCGAGCCGCGGCTGAGTTCATAAAAGAACATTCAGACAAGCACAAGACGCTGCCAGACCGCATGCAAATTAGTGCTACCACGGGCATTAAACTGCAAGCAGTGCCAGACTTGAACGAAGGTCACTTTGACTGGTTCATGGGTGAGTTTGAACAGTTTACCAAGCGCCAAGAACTAGAACGTGCCATTCTCAAGGCAGCAGACATGCTGGAAAAGGGCGACTTTGAACCAGTGGAAAAACTGATCAAAGACGCTGTACAGATATCCTTGACCCGGGACATGGGCACAGATTATTTTGCAGATCCAGCAGCTCGTATCAACAAATATTTCAACTCGGGTGGTCAGGTCAGCACAGGTTGGCCGCAACTGGATAGATTGTTGTATGGTGGATTCAGTCGTGGTGAACTCAACATCTTTGCCGGCGGATCAGGTTCTGGTAAATCTCTAGTCATGATGAACATTGCCTTGAACTGGTTACAACAGGGCTTGAGCGGTGTGTACATTACACTGGAACTGAGTGAAGAACTCACAAGTTTGCGAACAGATGCCATGCTCACAAACATGAGCACTAAAGACATTCGCCGGGACATTGACACCACAGAACTCAAGGTCAAACTGGTGGCCAAGAAGTCAGGCAACTATCAAGTCAAAGGCTTGCCAGCACAAAGCAACATCAATGACATACGTGCGTACCTGAAAGAATATCAAATACAAACAGGTAAACGTGTGGACTTTGTGATGATTGATTACCTGGACCTGTTGATGCCTGTTAGTGCAAAAGTTTCACCCAATGACTTGTTTGTCAAAGACAAGTATGTGAGTGAAGAACTGCGCAACTTGGCCAAAGAATTAGGCTTCTTGATGGTAACCGCAAGTCAGTTGAATCGATCGGCTGTGGAAGAAATTGAGTTTGATCACAGTCATATTTCAGGTGGCATATCTAAAATCAACACAGCAGATAATGTGTTTGGTATCTTTACAAGTCGTGCTATGAAAGAGCGTGGCAAGTATCAGATACAGTGTATGAAATCTCGAAGCTCGACCGGCGTTGGTCAAAAAATTGATTTGGAGTACAACATTGAAACAATGCGCATTACTGACGAAGGCGGAGAAGATGGAGACACTTATTCAAAGAAACCATCTGCATCTATCATGGACTCAATCAAAGCCCGCAGTCAAGTTAGCCCAGCTAGTGATGACACAAACAGCCCTCCATGGGACAGTGCGGAACCAGCCAAAGTCACAGCAGACGTTCAAAGTGCCAAATTAAAACAACTGTTGGGCAAGATCAAAACTAGTTAAGCCACGGTAGTCACAGCAGTCCAGGTTGTGCTGCCATTGGTGTTGATGTACATTCTATCATTGGTGGTGGTGCCATCTGTGCGCAAATACAGTGATCCTTGAGCGGCACTCAGTGTTGGAGCGCCAGAACCAAAGAATATGCCAAGATTGGTGGTGCTGGACATATTATAACCAGCACCTGTGGTGCCGCCAGCAGGCACGGCAGTACCAGAAAGTATTCTGGCTGCACCCACAGCAGATATCACGGCGTCAGACAGCACATTACCGCCAGTGACATTTCCTGTCACTGACACTGTTGCACCTGTATGCGTAGTAGCATTGACATTGGCACCACCTAATACATTACCGCCAGTGATGTTGCCTGTGGCAGTGATCAAGCCTGCGGTACTAATATTACCACCAGTGACATTGCCAGTTACACTAACAGTTGCACCTGTGTGTGTGGTGGCGTTGACATTGGCACCACCCAGCACATTGCCACCTGTGATGTTGCCAGTTACACTAACAGTTGTACCTGTGTGTATGGTGGCGTTGACATTGGCAGTAAGCACATTACCACCATCGATATTGCCTGTAGCACTGACCACACCAGCAGTGTTGACGTTGCCACCTGTGACATTACCAGTGGCTGAAACAACGCCGCTTGTGAGCACATTGCCACTGTTGACGTTGCCTGTGGAACTGACACCGCCTGCAGTATTGACATTGCCAGCAATGACATTGCCAGCTATAGTAATCAGTCCTAGACTGCTGATGTTGCCACCGGTGACATTGCCAGTGGCTGACATTATACCAGTGCTCTTTAAATTGCCTCCAGCCACATTGGCTGTGGTTGTGACATTGGCAGTGAGGTTGATGGCACTGAGCACATTGCCACTCAAACTCAGTGTGGCAGAAAGCAAGTTGCCACCGGTAATGTTGCCTGTGGCTGAAACAACGCCGCCTGTGAGCACATTGCCACCTGTGACGTTGCCGGTGGCTGAAACAAAGCCCGCAGTCAACAAGTTGCCCACAGTGGTGTTGCCCACAAAAGTATTCCCTGTGGCCACAACACTGCCCACAATATTGCCACTCACATACAAATTGCCATCGATGCCCACACCGCCGCTGACGACCAGTGCACCAGAACCTGCACTAGTGCTGATTGTGGTTGCTGCCACTGTGAGTGGGTTGGTATAATAGTTTAGAGGTCGATTAAGGTCAAACACAGTAAGGGTTGACCCACCATCAGAAGTTGAAAAATCAAATTCATATGTGCCTGACGCAGCCAGGGTAATAACCCCTGCATTGATGCCTTGTATGCCCAGGGTGCCCTGTGTCACTGCTGAGGGTAAAGTAATGGTTTGTCCAGTGGTGCCAGTGATTTCCACACGCACTTTGCCGTACGCACCTGCAGCAGGCCAAGTGTTGGCAGTGAATGCCAGGTTGATGTTACCGCCCATGACTATGCTTTGATATGGCCCTGCACTGGCGTCAATGTTGATGAACCCAGTGGTATTGGCTATTTGTACCAGTGTGCCCGAAATGCCCTGTACACGAGCATTGTACACCAGATTGTTGCCCACATTGTTGTCCAAGGTGCCGCCGGCCAGTGCTGATTTCAATATGGCTTTGGATTGCAGGTCGTCAATTTCAGTTTCTGCAAATTCAAAATTGGTTTTTATATTGGTAAAATTGTCACGGAAACCTTGGGTGCTGTTGGGCACGCCGGCTATGGGGAAATTTCCGTTGACATTGTTGGGGTTGATCTGGCTGGTCATTGCTGTTCCTTGTATTAGATATTTATTGTTTAGGTACAACCGCTAAATAATCCAAAGGTCCTTGAGCACATGCAAAAGAAAACACGCAGCATACTAGAAGAACTAGATACACTGTACATAGAACGCGATCGCCAGGCTGTGATTGAAACCAGGGCCAGCAATGTGATAGCCACGGCTATTCGTCTGCTGGAACAGATTGATGCTGAATATCCTGCTGAGCAAGCAGAAAACCTTCAGCGCAAACTGCTGAATGCCATACGTCATCGGGACACTGGCAAGTTTTCAAGGTCTGTAAGGAAAACCCATGCAGATATTTGAAATCACACAGAAATCCGTGACCAACGAAGTCAATGCAGGCGCAGTGGCAGCAGCTCTGGCCAATCGAGCCCGTACGGCTGTGTTGCAAAAAGCCGGCGTAACTGATCCTGGAGACAACAGCACACCTTACGGCGACACTCGTGAACGAGCCGCTCAACAAGCTGAACCAGCCATAAAAGAACAAGCAAAAACACGGGTCAATGCTTGGCAGCAGGCCATAGCACAACTTTGTCAAAGAGAAGGCCGGGACAATGTGGCACAGCTCAGTGCCAACAGCAAAACTATCTTGATGCGCTCGCTTGTACAGCAATTGCACGATCCCATGATGCGAGGCTTGATAAGAGACTACACCACTTTGGCATCTGCTGTGAGTTCAGATCCTGACATTCAAGCTGCCGCAGTTGGCATCACACAAAGCATATCACAAGCAATCTCTGCCATCGAGCGCAATTTAAATGATGCCAGCAGCACCTGGATCGACGACGCCAAAAGTGAAGAACAACGTCAGTACAACAACTGGCTGATGTTGTGTCGCGGTGCATATCGGGCCATGGCGTTGTTGCAGTTTGAAGGCGGCAGAGACATTGCAGTCAAAGCACCAGCTCTAAGACAGGTTGCTGGCAATTGGCAGCTGGATCGACTCATGCTGAATGATGCCAATCCTGCACACAAATTGTTGATTGACATGTCCAACCAACTGGTTGCAGCCGGGGTTGCTCCTAACATCAGTATCACTCCTGGTGGTGATTTCTATGTGGGCACGTCTTTGTTGAATCCTGCTGCCCCAGCAGATCAAACAATCATCAACTTGATCAAAGCCAACTTGCCATGAAAACCCTACGCACACTATTAGAAGGCGGCAACGTATTCAAAGACTCAGACGGCAAACCACTCACAGGTCGTATCAATCAAAGCGATGTGCCAGCCACTGTGGCCTGGCTTGAACAAGTCACAGGCATAGAATTTCCACGTGATCGTTGGCTGGGATCAACAGGCAAAGCGCCCACATCGGGAGACATGGATCTTGCTGTGGATGTGAATGAAATCTCCAAAGATCAACTGGCAGCCAAACTCATGCAATGGATAGCCAGCCACAAACTGCCTCCAGCAGAATGGATCAAAAAGGGCGGCGAAGTACACTTGCGCACACCCATACAAGGTCGTCCTGAACTGGGCTATGTGCAAACAGACTTTATGTTTTTCCCCAACTTGGACTGGGGCACATTCTTTTATTCTGGCGGCGAAGGTTCAGCCTACAAAGGAGCCAATCGCAACATTTTGATGTCCAGCATTGCCAAACAACTGGGACTAAAAGTGGGCGCCAATGGCATGTTCAGCCGCACCAGCAATCAACTTGTGCCTGGTGGATTAGACCCCGACTATGTGGCCCAGGCCTTGCTGGGCGCACGTGCCACACGAGAAAACTTGAAGAATGTAGAAAGCATTTTTGCTGCCTTGGCTCGGGACAAAGACCGAGAAGTCAAGGTCAAAGACTTTCGTGAGTATCTGACCAAAGAAGGTTTACCACAGCCTGATGCAGTGACAGAAAACACTGACACTTACTTCTTGGCACGACTGCGTGATAGAATCGTAAATCAGGGCATGCAACCCCTGGTGGAACGTGAGTCAGCCAATCCTTATCAAATTTACGAAGCAGAGGAAGCAGGGGTGGGTGGCAAAGCCAAAGGCATTGAACACCTGGAAGACTATGTGTTCCGTAACGGACTACCTGGTGTGGCCACAGCCTTGCAAATTGTACAGGCAGCAGCCGAGTCTCCAGCCAAGACCACCACGGTAAAGTGGGACGGCAAGCCTGCTGTGATATTTGGACGCAAACCTGAAACTGGTGAATTTGTGCTCACAGACGGTTCAGGATTTGAAGCCAAAGGCTATGATGGCTTGGCCACAAGTCCACGCATGATGGCTGACATACAGCGCAACCGTTCAGGCTCAAGGGACGAACTGATTCAACTTTATGCCTCACTGTGGCCTATATTAGAAGCAGCTTTGCCCGCCAACTTCCGTGGTTATGTCAAAGGTGACTTGTTGTACATGGACACACCACCCTTGGAAGCTGGCAACTATGTGTTCAAACCCAACACTGTGCAGTATCGTATTCCTGCAAAAACATCTCTGGGCCAGCGCATTGGTGCCAGCAACATAGGTATTGCCATGCACTCCATGTATGCAGATGTAGGCGACGCACGTCAACCACTCAGTGGCGTGCGTTTTGATGATGTTCCTGGCCTGTTGTTGATTGAACCCATTGGCGGCAAAGAAATTGTGCCCGACGCTGGCTTGATCAAACAAATCAAATCTGTGGCCAATGGCCCAGATGGTCGCGCCATTGCCACACTGTTCAACCCTGGAGAACTACGTGCTCAACAGATCACAGATCTAGCAAAACTGTGTGTGGACTACATCAACTACAGAATCAAGCAACCTAATCCCAGTTTTGACAATCTCCTAGGGGGATTTGGGGATTGGTTGCAGACCAAGGTCACACCTAAAAAATTCAACAACATTGTGGAATACTTGAACAGTCCGTCCAGCAATGCAGGCGCACTATCGGCAGCGTTCACTCTGTTCATGCTACTGCACGACTTAAAAATAGACATCTTGCGACAGCTGGATTTGAAGGATCCTGGGCACGAAGGTTGGGTCATGGCCACCACTGCAGGCTATGCCAAAGCGGTAAATAGATTTGACTTTACAGCTAGAAATGCGGCTCAAAACAATCCGCAACAGGCGTAATTTTTACCGATTGTATAAATAAAAGCAGGTCCAACAAGACCACTTAACTTTAAAGGAAATTTATCATGGCACAGTTTACAAAAACAAATGGAACCACACAACCAGTATTTGCACTGGACGTGGCAAACGGTAGTATCGCAGGAACAGCCAACGTTGCGGCCCAAGGCCCAGTGATGTTGTCTGGTCCACAACTGCAATTCTTCACACTCACAGCAAACACTGCACTTACCAATGCTGGTAACGTCAACGGTTACTTGAACAATGTGTTGCAAGCAGTTCAGTCTGGTGCTGGTTTGACAGTTCCTGGCGCAACAATTGCTTTCTATCAAGCACTTCCTGCTGCTGGTGTTATCAGTCTGGCTATCTACCCAGCCGGTGCTTACACAACTGCTCAGTTGGTTGCTGCTGCTCAAACAGCCAACTCTACAGGTGGATTGACAACCACTGGTATCCCAACTGGCAACGTTTCTGCTAGTGCAACATTCACTAACTTAGCAGCTATC